GGTTGACGATTGACTGCGACATGGCAACTTCGTTGTAGCCAAGTACGCCCTGACCCATCAAACCGTTTTTGAACTGACGGCTGATTGTGTCGGTTGGGTTGAAGAAGCCCTTCATGCCTTCAACGAGAGCAGCGTTGGCAGCTGGGTTAACAGTTGCGTAGCGGCTGTCCATTGGAGCGGCATATTCGTTGAGCTTCTGCTGTGCCTGCAAGAGAACAAGCGACGTGCCCGGTGTCGTGCCCGGCGTACCTACTGAGGAGTAGATGTTTTTGTACGAGTTGGCGACATCGTTGTCGATGCTTGAAGCAAGCTGCGAAATACGAGGCTTGAGAACACGGTCAGCAAAGTCGTCCAACTGCATCGTCAATTCTGCCGATGTAAAGTTGACGCCGATGTGCTTCTGGTTGTTGACAGTGAGCGTTGTGTACTGCTCGTTGTCGTCCTGAACCTGAAGAGCTGCGCCGTTGGTCACAAGAGCGCGATCCGGCAAGCGGATGCGGAGTGTTGAACCGATCTTAGCGCCTTCAACAGCAAAGCTGTCGTCGTACTGGCGGTTCACGTTGCGGGTGATTACGAGATTGTTCTCAAGGATTTCGAGAGCTTTCCGCGTAATCATGTCAATGGTAAGTAAGCTATTACCCATGATGAGGCGTCCTTTTAAGTTGTGTTAACGGTATCGTGACGCCGCCTCAAATTTCTTGATCTGCCGTTGCCGATCCGCTTCGATCCATTCCGACGTGCTCATCGTTTTGACAGAGCGTGGGTCGGTCGTATCATACGCAGGTTGGCCTGACGATTTAGCCGTTACCGGCGAAATAGGAGTAGGCGCACTGGTTGTCTTTTTTACGGGCGGATTTGCGGCCAATCTGGCTTCAATCTTCCCAATCTCTTTTGCCTGCAAGAACGGCTGTAAACGTGCGATGCGGTCAGCTTCTTTAGGGTTTGATCCCAAAAAATACGCGACCTCAGGCCCGATGTCCGATGCTTGGATAGACTCGGCCATAACAGGAGTAATAGTGAGGTTCGGGTTGTACGCGACCTGTTCAAAGTCCTCGTATTTAGTCCGAATTTCCTCTTCTTTCTCGTGGTATGTCTCAAGAATTTCCGAGCGTTGACGTTCAACTTCACGACGACGGATCAGTTCTTCTGCTTTCTGTTCGGCCAATGCTTCCGCATAGGCGTCGGGAGAGCTAAACTGTTCTATTGACGGAGGCTCAACGGCGGCTTTAGGTGCGGGTTGGGCTGCCTGACGGGCTGCCTGTTCACGTTCCCACTTCCGCTGTTCTCTCGCAAGGCGTTTGCCAATCGCAGCATCCAACTCTTCCTGAGTGAATGTTTTGGTTGACTTTTCTTCCGTCTCTGTAACTTCAGGGGCCGGAGCAGACGTAACTTCCGGTTCTGGCGCGGGCTGGCCCGCTAACACATCTTCATCAGACATTGTGTAGTCCTTTTAACCTAGTCTACCGGACTAGTACGGTTATGCACTCAACGATGCGACCTTGGCTTGGAATGCCTTGACGCGTGCGTCGAGTGAATCTTGTTTGGCCTTCAGATCGGCTTCTGCGGCTGCCAGAGCGGCATCGCGGGCGGCAATCTGCGTCTCACGGACGGTTACGGCGCTGATACGGTTGGCGAGAGCTTTTTCAGCCGCATCGCTTGCTTTGTTGTACGCAACCTGCGCGTCGCTGAAGGCTTTTTCACGGGCGTTAAGCTCAACTGATTTGGCATTTGCCGCTTCGTTTTTGGCTTTGGCGTCAGCGATTGTCTGCGCTGCGGACTCTTTTAACGCTGCGGCGTCTGCTTCAGCGGCCTTCTTGACAGCTTCTGCATCCGTGCGGAGTTGGTTGGCATCTTCAACGGCGGTCAAAGCGCCCTGACGGGCAGCCAACTCGTCGCGAAGTTCGGCCATTTTAGCCAAATCTTTTAGGAATTGCTTGGTGAAGTAGGTTGTGTAATCCATACCGCCCATGCTGTCGTTGGAAATGTTCATGGCTGCCTCTTACGCGTAATAGGAGATGTTGATTTTTGCGCTGCCCGTCTGTTCAATGAACTTGATCTGGGTCAGGTCGCCATCATACTGAAGCGTCACGCCGACTGCGAGCGGCATACCGACAGAAGCAGTTGGGTTTACGTTGTCATCGCGCCACCGGACAGCCTGACTTTCAGGCGTGATGAGCGCAATGGATGGCTTGCAGCTCAGACCTTGCACATCGCGTGATGGCACGGTGAGGCCCGTTGCCGAAGACAGCGATGTAATCTGCTGGTACCCCAGACGGGTTGTGATTGCTTTAAGATTGACCGACATCAGCTAAGTCTCCGAGACTGCGTAAACGAAGTTGCGAAAGTGCGTATCTCAACAAAAAGATTTTGTGTTCCTGTGATGATCGCACCGAAAAATCCACCGCCAAAGAACATACCACCGAAGAAGTTCATTTGTCAAAACGTCCCTATGATTACGAAGCCATCGCCGCCGTTTCCACCGTTGCCGGAAGTGCCAGCACCGGATGTTCCGCCTCCTCCGCCGCCGCCACCACCGTAGGCAGCGTCGCCGCCGCGACCTGCTGTGCCTGTAGAATGACCGCCGCCGCCTGATGCGCCAGTAAATAAAAGAGGAATTGTTTTTAGCCCTTGCTGAATGACCAACCCTTTTTGAAAACCTACGTTCCCCGACTGACCACTTGTGCCAGCCCCACCTGTAATGCCGGGCAAAAGCCCCGCTGCGTTCAAAGACCCGCCTGATGCAGAACCGTTACCTCCACCGCCACCGCCCGAAGTAATAATACCGGCAGCGCCCGCGGAACCGGGACCGCCGCCGCTACCGTTAGCAACAGATGCGCCATTGCCGCCCGCTTGCCCCGCAATCGTATACCAAAGACCAAGCGAGCCAAACGGACCGCCTGTATTAACGCCAATAGCCCCTGCTGCGCCGCCTGTTGTAGCAAAAGAACCGCCACTACCTGCGGCTTGAGTAAAAATGATATTTGCTTGTGTTGTGTTTGCGGCAACAGAAACATAAGATGTAGTTCCGTTTGTGCCGTTAGTTGTGTCAAGCGCAGCGCCGGCGCCACCAACGCCCGGCTGGACATAAATTGTATCTGGAAGAAGCAGAGCAGGGATAAGCATCCTTGACGCTCCCCCAGAACCGCCGCCGCCAGCACCTGTTGTGTTCACCCCACTTTTTACTCGTCCGCCCCCACCACCAGCAGCAAGCATGAAGATGTAAACCATGCTGCATCCGGCAGGTTTTTGCCATGCTTGCCAATCTGTTCCAGAGGCATAGAACACTTGAAATTTGGTGTTTCCTGAGACGGGAATTGCATTGAGTGGAAACATCAGAACGCCCCTATGAGTATGAGGCCATCGCCACCGTTGCCGCCATTGCCAGATGTTCCTGCGCCAGACGTTGCCCCGCCACCACCACCGCCGCAGCCCCATGACCCATTACCGCCGTTTCCTGCGGTTCCGGTAGAATGACCGCCACCACCTGATCCGCCACTAAACAGCAGTGGAAACTGCTTAAACCCCGGCGCAAATGTTTGTCCTTGGCGAAACCCGTTTTGACCCACACCACCTGTTGTTCCTGCACCACCCGTTATGGTCGGCATCAACCCCGCGCCTGTAATATCCCCACCTGCGCCCGTTCCGTTCCCCCCACCTGCTCCGCCTGTGATAGGTAAGCCAGATGCGCCGAAGGTTACGGATGATCCTGCTGTGCTGACTAACGTAGCGCCATTGCCGCCTGCTTGGCCCGCTATGGCGGTAAACAGACCGACATTCATCCAAATCCCACTCGCGCTTGTAGGCGCGCCTGCGCCTAAACTAGCCGTGCTGCCTACTGCCCCTGCTGCACCGCCTTGGCCCCAAACAATGTTTTGGGCCGTAACATTTGGTGCTATGCAAACATAACTATTTAACGAACTTCCACCGTTTGCGCCGGAAGTTGTTCCGCCCAATCCACCAACGCCGGGTCTTACATAAAGAAGATCAGGCAGGTATGTAGCAGGAATTAAAAGACGCAAAATTGAGCCAGAACCTCCACCGCCCCCACCAATAGTTGTTGCACCGTCAGCAACCCTAGTTCCCCCGCCGCCAGCAGAAATAGAAAAAAAGTAAATCCATGAGCATCCGGCGGGTTTCATCCAAGTAAGCCAATCCGAAGTGAAATTACGGGTTTTTTGCCCGTAAAACACAGACCAGTTTGTAATCCCGTTTCGCGGCAGAGCATCATTCCACATCAGAACGCTCCTATGAAGATAATACCGTCACCGCCGTTGCCGCCGTTGCCGCTTGTGCCGCCAGCGTCCGTGCAAGAGCCACCGCCTCCGCCGCCACCGCCGTAAGAAGCGTTGCCACCAGCCCCTGCCGTGCCTCCGACCGCAGATGATCCACCACCACCAGAACCACCAGACCAGATCATAGGAAAAGATTTAAGGCCGGGGGTCCACATGGCTCCGAGTTGAAAACCGTTGTTGCCGTTGCCGCCTGTAGAACCTGAACCGCCTGTGATGGTGGGAAATACGACGGCATTGTTGATATTGCCGCCTGCACCCGTCCCGTTGCCGCCGCCCGCTCCAGCGCAAGTAATATGATTGTTTGTTTGAGTTAAGCTTGTTCCTGCGGTGTTTGCAGATGCGGCCCCCGCGGCGTTTCCTGTCCCACCAGTAGTAATAAATAACCCCAAACAAAGAATAGCTTGTGAGGTTACGCCAGCAGATCCTCCAGAACCACCAGCATTAGACGCCCCACCAGACCCAGGATTTGATCCGTTTTGCGCCAATAAAAGATTGGCAGTCGTTGTATTAGCTTGCATTGAAACATAGGATGTAACACCAGCAGCACCATTGCCCGGCGTTGTAGCGCCCGCCCCACCTGCTCCGGGTCTTATGTATAAAATATCCGGCACGACAAATGCAGGGATAAGCAAACGGCTGTGACCACCGCACGTTCCTCCACCCGCCGCAACAGTCAAAGAGCCGTTGTTAGAGCGTCCACCGCCGCCACCCGACGCAAGCATCAGGATGTAAATCCACGCACAGCCAGCGGGCTTCATCCATGTCTGCCAACCTGTCGTCGTATCCGTGCCTTGAACAGCGTAATACGTCTTCCAGTTGGTTATACCGTTGCGGGGAAGGGCGTCATTCCACATTACCCAACCCACCAAGATGGGGGCGTGTCTGATGCACCGACAGCCTTATAGTCAAACCCGCCTGTCAATACGTTGCCATACTCATCGTAAAGCACGGCGTTTGACAGCGATGCGTCCATGATTTGCCAGCCAAGCAAACTGTCAGGGCCGTACTCAATAATCCAGAAAACCATTACGCCGCCTCCTGTTTGATACGAGGTTTGCGATTCTTTGCAGCGATAGACATTTTAAGCCTTGTTTCCTCGGAATGCTTCTTACCATAGAAAGGGTTTAGCTCACCGGGAAAACACACTGGTTTTCTCCGGCCTTCTGCGTAACATTTTTTCATAGATTCTGAAGATTTTTTCTTTGTCTCATCAGAAGCACCATAAAGCAAAACAGACGCTGTTTTACGCCCATCTGCATATGCTTGTTTAAGAGATGCCCCAATCTTAACTTTGGCTTCATCGCTAATAGATTTACCTAAGTTAATTTGGCGTAAATGTTCCTTTTGCTCCTCTGTCCGCCTTACTTTACGCAAACTTTCAGCGGCCTTACGGTTCCGCTCAGGAGTAAATATCTTCTCAACCACCTTTTGCGACTTGCCAGCATACTTCATCCAATGATCTTTTACCGTATTGGATTGATTGTAATATCTCACAAGTTTCAATTCATGCGGCTTCATCATTTTTAACCAGCGGTCTTCTGCCTCATGCAAAGCAAACTTATCCGTAATTCCCCGCTGAATAATACGACGCTTAAAGTCTTCTGGGCGCTTTTTATAGGCATTCTTCATCAAATATGAAGAACATACGTAACCGTCATCCTCGCGGCCCCAATGGGAGCCGACGTAATACCTACCGTGTTTGCGATCACGCCAGATATATACAAAACCAGATGTAGGCTTCTCTTTTGACATCCACTAAACCTTACGTTAAGTAATCCTAATAATCGCCAGCGATACAAAGTGGGTTGAACCCTGTCGTGCTAGCGCCCGTTGAGGTTCCGAACGTAATCAGGATTTTGGTGCTTGCAGGGATCGGGAAGTTCACCGGAATTTCATACTGCGGCGATGCAGTCGTGTTCGATGCAGTAAATGCCGCCAATGTCAATTCTGCAATCATTGTTGTGTTA